ATCTTTACCCATACCCATAGTATAGACTATATTATTAGATAGATTACCAGCTAAAATATTTGCTTGCTTCCACTCATCTATACTATAGTATTTATGTAGTGCAGTTAATGCATCAAAGCTAGCAAGTTCTGAAGCAACTTCCCAATTACCAATAGTATCCATATTGCTAGCAACAATAGGAACTCCAGTCCATTGCATAAGTCCATTAGGCAAACTAAATTTAAATGTTCTTGACATAGATACTTCACTTCTACTGTTTAATGTAGAACGCTTTGGTCTAATAAGAACATCACAGAAATCTAACTTAATATCTTCTTCTACTTTCATACTATCTCCTGTGGAATTGTCTGTGGATCATTTGAAAAATGAACATTGTAAGGATCAACCCAAGTAGCATTATCAATTTGCGCTCTAATAAATTCCTGCATTTCTTGAAGAGTATTAAATGTTACAGTATTTCCGGGCATACCATAATATAGTTTAAAGATGCCACACTCATTTAATACATCACCTTTATTAAGAATTACAGTTGTTGTTCCGCTGATAAGAATAGCTTTTAATAATCTATTTAAATCTAGGAAATCAACTTTACGCTGTCTACCTGTAGTTGTGCCATATTCATTACCTATAGCTCCAATCTTTGAGCGTTCAGGGCAGGTAAGAAAAGACTCTGGAAACCTTGGATCATTACCAGATCTAGTATCATACATCTTTGCAACACCAACTACATCTCCAATATCTCTAAAAGAAAACCCAAGAGAGCAGGCAGCATAAGGCAAAGTTTCTGAACTAGTTGTATAAGGTGGATTACCTTGATTAATATCCAACCACATACCCTGAGCACCTTCACAAAGAATTCTATCACTACCACAGAATTCTCTATCTTCAGGCCACAGTAAATCTTCCATTTCAACAGACTTAAGAAAGTTTTTTGCTAGTGCAGACTTTCGTAAAGCTTTATCTGAATAGCAAGGAGCAATACCACAACCAGTAGTACCTAGTTCTTTTTGAAGATACATCTCATCATAACGAATATTTTCTGGTGTAATAAAGCTAGCGTGTGGGTGAATCCATAGTTTTTCCATTGGATCAAATCCAGCAGTCTCTAAATATCTAATTTCTTTTTGTAGTTTAAAGTAATCAACTACGCAATTAGGACCAATAATACATTCTTTATTATGAAAGATACCACTTGGAATTTGATGGGTCTTGTACTTTTTACCGTCTACATATACAGTATGACCAGCGTTTGGTCCACCGTTCCAGCGGCATACATACTTATAAGGAAACCTCTGGCAATAACCAGACACTACTTTACCCTTACCTTCATCACCCCAAGCAAGACCAAATACAATATCAACTATAGCCATATTAACTTCCTTGTGTTATATTATTATTAGGGTCAAATACAACCTGACCACCATCATCAATAGCAAAACCAACTTCCTTTAGTCTACCAGTCTTACGGTCATAATATAAAGCAGATGCAATACCAGCACGACCAGTAAGACGATTCTTTAGAACTCTAATGGTAGTAGTATTTGCTATTACTTCATCTGTATTTTGTCTATCACGCTCAAGAGCAATTACGGTATTAGGAACAGACGATAGAGCACCAGAACCACGAAGATCCTGTAGTGTAATTCTATCACCCTCTTCATATGCCTTTTCTGTTTTCTTAAGTTGAGACACAATATCAATATGCACACCTGTACGAACAGCAATAGATCGTAGTTCTTTCATAAGCGTGTCAATAATAATACGCTCTGAATTACCACCGTCTATATCTTTGTCATGCATACCCATAAGACCAGCGGCTGCTGCGGTAATATGATCAAGAACAATTACATCAACCTTAAGGCTGACTGCCATATACTCCATACGAGCAAGCAGATTCTGCATAGCGTTATTGCCAAGGTGATCATAGATAAAGAAATTAGTACCACTAAGCTTACGCTTTGCAGCAGCATACTCTTCATCAGAAAGATCATCTACAAAATCCATGTTAATAGGATTCTTTCCAAGCTTACCACGAAGATCGTTCATCATTCGACAAGCACGAATAGCTCGTACTGGCTTGTTAAGAATCAAACTAATCATGTCATCCATAGTTTCTTGTGGAGATTCCTCAAGCATGATTGCACCGACTGATCTACCTTCCTCCAAATGATGGAGAATAAGCTCACGCAGAATAGTAGACTTACCACTACCAGTTCCACTAGCCCATAGACTAATTTCACCAGAGCGTTGACCAATAAGAAACTCGCTAAGGCTATCGAATGGGAATGGGTAGACTCTAACATTTTTAATATCCTCACTACTTTCTACAATTGTAGATACATGTAAAATTTCATCTGGTGAATACTGTTGTGCTTCCCAAATAGCAGAAACTACAGCCTTACCATTGTTGTTCATTAAGCATTCATTAGCATCCTTGTAAGGTAACTTAGCAATCTTGCACTTACCGGGTGGCAGTAGTTCTGCAATTTGTTTAGTAGCTTGCTTACCGGGATCGTCGTTATCCAAACAAAGAACTACTTCAGAATAACTACAAACAAATTCATAGTTATCTTTAATTGATTTAACAGCAGACTGAGCACCGTTGGGAACAGAAACAACAGGCCAAGTACCACCAAGGAGTTGATTGACAGTCATACAATCAATCTCACCCTCGGTAATTACTAGTCTCTTACCACCGTTCTTCCATAAGTGTTGACCAAATAATTCAACAGTCTTACTATTACCCTTCCAAAAGAATTGTTTATTAGGACCACGCAAGTGTTGTCCAAGTAATTCTCCACCTTTATAGTAACTAGCAATTTGAATATCCTTGCCATTTACTTTGGCAGTAGTATATCCATAAAGTCTACAGGTTTTTTCACTAATACCTCTATCTGTTAGATCTTCAAATCTACCAGTAATAGGAGTAAAGCTTTTGATTATCGTAGTTTCTTCCATAGGTTTTGAATAACCATCCTTTCCTTCATAGTATTGACAAGCAAAACAATAATAATGATCTGTGTATTCTGTTAGGTTATCACCCTTATGGTCATTACCAGAAGCAGCGCACCGTGGACATTGTGTTCTTTTACCAGTAAATGTACTGCTCATAGTTTTAACACCTTATCTTTAGATCTAGTTAGGATTTCTACTGTTAAAAATCCTTCTTGAGATGACTCAATAATCTCAAGCGACGCAATTCTTTCCTTTTCCGTTCCTCCATAGAACGACATTGAATCACCCGTGCATACAAAAGGACCACCATCGTAATCAATAAAAGGATATCCATCATTAGAAGTACCTCCTCTATAATAAGCAGAAGGTCCGTCAATAATATATTTATTTCTGGCAACCTTCGTAACTACTCTAGGCTGTCCATACCTTGATATAATTTTAAATGTTTCATTAATTTTCATAGTTCAACAAGAATCCCTTCTTCATTAGTATAGTAAATCTTATCAAACATATTAGCACACCAAGGCATACAATACTTGCATGGCCTTGACATTCCAATATGACCTGTCTTACTAAATCTAGTATTAACAAGAATAAGTTTATCCATGTTACATTGAATTTTTCTTACTGCATCTAACTCAGAGTGAAGATAAGGTAACATATAACCAAGCTCAACAGTCTTTGGATGTGTTTTCCAGTTATTAGTGCCAACAGCAATTACTTTATTCTTTCTAATAACCAAAGAAATATGAGCACGATCTCTTTGAACTGTTTCAGAAATTTTACGAGAGAGTTCTATCCATTGATTCATTAGTTAAAGCACTCCAACTTAAAGGGAAAAGATTATAACAAACATTTGAAACAGCCTTAGCATAATCTCTTACTTCTTGTTGGGCAGTATCATGTGATCTAAGTAAATACATTCTAGACCAAGCGTATAACGAACCAGTCCAAATCCATTCAGTATACATAGACTGTGGAAGAACTGATCTTGCTTGTTCAGGACATACACCCTTCTCTAATAAATGTTCATACATAAGTATAGAAGCAGAGCACATATTTTTGTATTGAACTAATAACTCAGGATCTTGTACAATTTGATCTGAAGAACCCTGCTTTTTATTCTCTGCTTTAAATCTAAAAGCATCTGGAATCCAACACTCAGGAGTATAGTCAATATAACGACGACTGATTTCATTCCAAGCAAAACCAACCTGATGCTTTGCTAGTTGTCGTGCGATAAAAACAGGAGCCTTAAACTTCATCTTAATAGATGTGTGTGCAAAAGGACTCCAATGATTATGCTTTGCAAGATATTTAATTAACTTATTGTTTTGTTCTTTAGTATAAAGAGTTGAAACTTTATCAAAAGAAACTCTAGCAGCGTCAACTACAGACGAATCAGTACCCATATGATCTATGTATTCTACAATTTTATCCATAATTAAATCTCCTTTAAATCGTTGGGGCGGATTTGCACCGCCATCTTTATACACGCTTGGGGTAAATGTATACTGTTCTACTAACTTAAACTACCAAAGACAATTACTTGGGATCATTAATCCCTAGTATAAAGTAACCATTAGAGCCGACTTCCGCCCACTCTTTAGTTACATACATGGAGATGATC